TTTTTTTTTTTTTTTTTTTTTTTTTTTTTTTTTTTTTTTTTTTTTTTTTTTTTTTTTTTTTTTTAGTGTTTTTATTTATGTTTAGAATTCTAATTAAAGAAGGAATTCAAATGAGCATCATGTTATCTAACATCAATGAGATCTGGTCAATAGGATCTTTGATATCAATAAAATGATTAGAAGGCCAGTAGCGGTCAAAGTCAATTTGTGTCTTTGAGTAGGGCATACTAGTCCACTTTTGAATTTCGAGGAGTGTTGGGAAATGGTCAGGTTCGAAAGTAGGATCACGGGTTAGGTTCGGATCGAACATTCTTATGAACGCTGATTTCTTAACAGAGACTCCTTGAGAGTCGAGGTAGTCATGAATGTCTTTGCAGACGGACATGAGTCGGGGGTCACGGGCGAGTGACGCGTAGGCGATTCCGATTGTACGTCCTTTGAGGGCGTTCAATTCGTATGAATCACTTTCGGGATACAACATTTGAGCAAGAAGCTTAAGTGTATCGCGATATGGGTAACCACAAAAGTTGCGGTATCCAAGAAGTTCGACAAAGTCGAAGGAGTGATGTATTTCGGTGGCTTCTCGTGAGAGTTTAGCGTTGAAGCGAAGCATCGCTCTATCGGACAAAAAGTCGAGTAGAGGTAGGTATTGATCGGGAGGGAGGTATCTCCAGATAACAATAATGTTGTCGTCACCAAGAAGTTTGAGGAACTTCGAGATATCGATAACAAATCCAGCATCTAGTAAGATAGTTACAAGCATGATTGCATTGATTTTAGAATCAATGTATTGTGTGCGAAACATACCGGAGGGTAATCCGTTACGGGTGCGCATCCACAATTTGTTGTCAGGCATTAGAAGAGGAGAGGAGAATGTAGCATAGATGAGCCACATATAGAGGTTGACTAACCGGTCGGGTTCGAACGGGCAGTGAGGGTACTCGTGAGTAGACTGATATTCAGTCCAATCGTAATAGGACATGTCGCCAATGAAGACGAGTTCCATGAGTGTAAAAAGTACGCGGTGGTCAAATTCAGACCAATCACCAGATATGATGAAGTAACGAGTAGGAAGTTGAGGTTCCATTTCGTTGCGTAACTTTTTCCATCCACCAAGGATGGTTTCGTATCCCCAGAGGAGGGGAGACAGGCCAGATTCCTGATATTCGCGGAAGAGAGGGTAAGCGAACATGTTCTCAGGAATGAGTTGTACTTTAGAGACGCCACATACTAATCGGTTCTTAATTTTAGAAGCACGATCGGTTTTAGCGAGTCCAGGCCGTATATGAGCTGTGATGGGATAGATGTAATCTTTTTCAAAATTACCAGTGAAGCAAAGGCCATCTTTTATTCGATGGATTGGATATCTAACGGCATCGTACACGTAGTCGTACAGATTGTGAAGATTTTTCTTCCGATCTGATATATCGCCAGCTTTAAATTTAGAGTCGAGGTATTCGTTTACACGTTGATCGTGTGAGAATGGGAGTTCGACATTGGTATTCAAAGGCCAAGGATAGAGACGGGTGTCAGCATAGTGCAAGATGTGTATTTTCTTGCGGGGGCGGAAAGCATTTTGAACGAGTCCGAAGGCTTCGGAGAAGTTCGAGTCTTGAAGTAGGTCAACAATAGGTTGATCCATCTTGAAGAAGTCCTTATAGAGGGCTTCAGTTGAGACAGGTGAGCGAGTGAATCCGTCACGTATAAGTGAGATTTCATCGGACATCATGTGTTTCTCAATGAAGTGCAGAACGATATTCTGGTACGTCACTTGTGAAAGTGGAGCAGCAGATCGTGTTGCATGAGGGAGGTGCCACTTGTCGTTTGTGATTTCGACGAGAGCAGGAGCAGTGTCTGGATTAATGTCCAGTGTGCGAAGGAGGGAGTAATGATATTCCATTTGGGAGGGTATTTTGTGTAAAATATAACTGAG